AATGGCAGAAGGTATATTGGAATATTCCAAATAATTTATTATAATAAATAAAAAGTTATGTTAGAAGCAGAAAAAATTAAATCCAACTGGGATGAATATAGAAATAGAGTTAATACTTTATTTCCAGATAGGGCAGAAAAATTAAATAAATTATATGATGAGTATGAAGACAGGATCATAATGATGCCAGCTTCTTCAGTTGCTCATTATCATAATGCATTCGCTGGAGGATATATTGATCATGTACTGAGAGTTATGGATTGTACAGAAAAATTGTATAATTCTTGGGAAAGTATGGGATCTGATATGTCTGGCTACGAATATAATGAGATGATGTTTGCAGCAATGCATCATGATTTAGGCAAATGTGGATTTCCTGGTAAAGGAAGAGAAGTATATCAAGTAGAAACGTCTGACTGGCATAGAAAGAATATGGGAAGAATGTATAAGCATAATGAAAATATACCTTTCACAATGGTACCAGATCTTTCAATATATTTACTTCAAAAATATCAAGTTCAAATGTCTTGGAATGAATATCAAGCTATTAGAATACATGATGGTATATATGATGATGCTAATAAACCATATTTTATTGCAAGATCAGCACAAGCTAAATTAAAAACTAATTTGCCTTTGCTATTACATCATGCAGATCATATGGCATCTCAAATAGAATATGAAAGATGGAGATCGTATAAAAATAATTCTCCTAACCCAGTTAGTGCTAAAACAAAAGCTACTAAAAAAACAGCTATTAAAAATTTAGCAGAACAAAATCCAGAAATTGATAAATCAATAACAGATATATTTAAAACATTTAACGACTAAATCATGGAAATAATAACAATTATATTAATGTCAGGATCTCTTATATATTTTGTATGGAGAGCATTGTCATTAGCCGATAAAGTTGCAGATCAAGAAGAATATATCGAAGAATTAGAAGAAATGTCTCAATATATGTATAATCAAATTGAAAATTCATATACCGCATTAAATAATATAGACAGTAGAGGAGCATTCGAAGCAGATGACGAAACAGGTACTGTATTTAGTCAATTAAAACAAGTAGTAACAAATTTACAGGAAGAATTTAATGCCAAGGAAAAAGAAAGCAAGTAATAGATATTGGACAAAAATAACTGAATATTCAATATCCGCATATAATAGATGTACAGATAATCAAGTATTAAAAGAACGAATTTATAGAAGATTTATATTTCCTGCTTATATGAAATTGGCAGAAAATTTAATTAATAAAATGAAATGTGATTATATCGATTCATCTTTTAAAGATTTACAAACTGATTTGGTTACTTATTTAACAATGAGGCTAGATAAATTTAATCCAGAGCACGGTAAAGCATATTCATATTATACTAGAACGTCATTTAATTATTTAATTGCAGAAAATCAAAAAGGTTATGCAAAATTGAAAAAAATGACAGAGCCAATTAATGTTGACGAACAACGTAACGTGCAAACTGAAATGCATAATGACGAAATGAAGGAAACATTAAAAATATTCATGGATTCATATATACAATATTGTTATGACAATATTAATTTTATTTTTTCAAATCAATCTGACATACATGTTGCTGACTCAATTCTTCATATATTTGAGAATAGAGAAAATATAGAGCAGTATAACAAAAAAGCTTTATATGTCTTTATACGTGAGCGTACGGGGCTACAAACGAATAATATAACTAGAGTTATTAAGGTTTTAAAACAAATATATTCTGAAAAGTTTCTTGAATATGAACAAACCGAATTTGTGAATTTACCCTTTTGATATTTATTATTAAAAGGTCTTATTATGGATATTAAAGAAGAATTATTTAAAGGAACAAGCTTTGCTGACTTAATGTCTGATGTTTATCACAATTCAAAAAAGAAAGATAGACAAATAAATCAACTTATAGCACAATTACAGCCTCTCATAAGAAACGCATCTGATGCCACTATTATAGTACCATTAATTAAAGAATACCTAGACGTCGCAGTAAAAAATGATGATCACCTAGTAAAATTAACTGCTATTACACAACGTTATATTTCAACCACCCAAACTATATCTGGAGAATCATCTTTATTAAGTGATGATGAAAAACAACAATTGTTGGAGATGGCTAGTAAAGATTTCGAAGAAGAGTTATCTAATGAAATTGATGAAATCGATCAAGAAGCTAAAGAAATTAAAGAAAAAATATCAAATGTAAAATCTACTTTGGAGAATAATAATGTCATTAAATAATACAGTTACATTTAAATTTGCCGAAGTAGTTAATACATATGAAGATACTTATAAGTATTCAGAAGAACATGTTGATAATCTATTTAAAATTGATGTTCAAACATATGGAGAGTTGGATTCTAGAATTTTATCAGCCCGGCCGGCAAATCCTAATATAAAACAAATTCCATTAATTGGAGAGCATGTTATTATATTTAGTGCATTACAACAAGAGTCTACCGGTAGTAAAAGAAAAATTCAATGGTACTATTTACCAGCTTATACTATACAATCAGCTATAAATAATAATGCACTACCAGGTATATCTCGTATAAGGGGCGATCAAGAAAATGAAGAGTCAGTATATGATCAAGCTTTAGGAAAAACGTTTGAAGAAAAAAGAATATCACCATTACAACCATATGAAGGAGATATTTTATTTGAAGGCAGATTTAGTAATAGTATTAGATTAAGTAGTACAGTTACTAAGAATAATTATACAATAGCTCCTTCTTGGTCCGGAGATACAAATGGAGATCCTATTATTATTATTTCAAATGGACGTAAAGATAAAGCTAATAAACAATTTATAGTAGAATCATTTGATTCTGATCAATCATCTATATACTTAACATCAACACAAAAAATTAATACTTTATCGTTATCGACTGGATTAACAAAATCTAGGTCATTAACTGATTTTAATAATTCTCAATTAATTGGGGACGCTCATCGTATTATATTACGTGCAAAATCAGATTCAATTATATTAGATACTCCTAATAGAATAACATTAAATACACCGGATTTACGAATTGGATCTGAATCTGCAAAACATCCTTTAGTAAAAGGTGACGAATTAAAAAATATCTTAGCTGAATTAATTAATATTATATCTGCAGGTGTAGTTTATGCACCAGCTGGAATTGTATCAACTCCAATAGAATACAATAAATTATTACAGTTACGAGAAAAACTAGGAAATATTAATAGTAGTAATCATTATTTGGATAAATAACATGTTAACTCCACCATTAAATAAAATACCAATAATACCAGATCAATTAGTAAATATAATTGATGATCAAATTATTAAATTATTAGATAATATTACATTTAATGTAACTATAGCAATTCAAGAAGCTATATCATTACCTGATGATATAAAATGTGATGATCCTAGGATAGAAGCATTAAGAAAAAGAATTGAACAAGTAAATAATTTAATAACAAAATTACAAAAAATTATACCAATCATTGATAAGATAACAACTGGGTTACAAACTATTGTAGGAATTGCTAATACAATTAAAGCAGCTCAATTATTAAATCCATTAACAGCCCCAATGGTAATTATTCCAGAATTAATATTAACACAAAATTTAACTATAGCAAATGCAGGAGAAGCTGTTAAAAAATTAACTAAAGGAATAGGACCAAAAATAAATGCAAATTTAAATGAATTAATTTCTAGTTTAGTTCCTGTTGCAAATATAATAGGACAAGCTTGTAATCAAAATTCTGCAGATATTGGTATAGCTGGTACAGCTGGATTACAATCTGCATTAAATGATTTAGATTATTCAGATTCAATTCCAGGGTATCCAGGTGGTAAATGGATATTGATTTCTGGATCTGGGGAATTAGGTTCTCCAATTGGCATACCGCCTTCGCCTAAATCTCCATATAATGATGGACAAGGAACATGGTTTTGGTCTGGTAAAGGATATAATAATACTAATGGAGTAGGTTGGGGATCTACTGGAAGTAGAAATGATGATTATACAATTGGTACTGAATTTTATACTTCGGATAATGTTTCATCTGACGACATGAAACAATATTTAAGTATAGTTAATAATTTAGTTGATTCACAACAAAGTTTATTAACGTCATTGCAAGAAGCTCCAGCTCAATCATTTAGTGGAGAAACCCCACCTAGTGATGATTTAGGAAAAATTGGTGATTATTATGTTGATACTGTATCTAATCATATATACGGTCCTAAAACAAATACTGGCTGGAATACGCCCGTAAATTATTAATAGTAATAATTATTAAAAAAGAAGAACGAATGGAACAATCAAAATTTATCAAAACTTTAAGAAAAGTTATACAAGAAGAAATACGTTCTGTTATAAAACAAGAATTAACAGAAATATTGCAAGAAGGATTAAAATCTACAATATCTACGATTTCAGAAGAAAAACAAGTTACAAACACAAAACATATGCCTGTTAAAACATCTAAGAATAAAGTTAATTTTAAAGAAACAAAATTTGCAGATATATTAAATGAGACAACAAAATTAACAGATCATAAGAGTGCTAGTGATTATAAAGATTTAATGACAGAAGATATAGTAATGACATCAGCTGATGCTCAAGGATTTGGAATGCAAAGAAATATTCATCAAACAGCGGTAATGACAGATCCAGAATCCGGTAAGTCGTTAAAAGTAGATCCTACAATACAAAAAGCAATGACACGAGATTATTCTGCATTGATGAAAGCAATTGATAATAAAAAGAAAAGGTAATGAATGGCATATCAAGTTGTAACAGCTAATGATATAACTAAAAGTCCGGATGTCGCAATTGGAGTTAAATTTCCATTTAATGGCAAAGGACTTTTTGCAAAAAGTTTTACAACAGATGATCAAGCATTAACAAATATAAAAAGTTTATTATTAACAAGAAAAGGGGAACGTTTCGAACAACCAAATTTTGGTACAGATTTACTAAATGTTTTATTTGAACCAATAACAAGTGAATTAAAAACGTTTATTGAAGAAACAATTACATCTGCAGTTGCACTTTGGTTACCATATATTCAAATATCTAATTTAGATATAGTTACATTAGAAGAAGATCCAAATTTGGGTCATGAAATAAAAATATCAGTTGGATTTATTGTTACTGGTATTGGATCTGAACAAACAATTATTATTTTTGCAGATCAGAATGGAATTGTAAGAATTGAATAAGGAATATATGGAAGTAACAAAAGATATATCATATTTAGGAAAAGATTTTGGACAATTTAGAAAAAACTTAATTGATTTTACTAAACAATACTTTCCAAATGATTATACAGATTTTAATGAATCATCTCCTGGTATGCTATTTATGGAAATGGCATCATATGTAGGTGATGTATTAAGTTATTACGCAGATAATAATTTAAAAGAATCATTATTAGAACAAGCGTCGGAGCAAAAAAATATATATGATTTAGCTAAAGCTTTAGGATATAATGCAAAAAATGTTATACCGGCATATGTTACGTTAGATGTATTTCAATTAGTACCAGCTATAAGTACTGGGGTAAGTAATAGACCAGACTATACATTTGCATTATCAATTAAATCTGGATTACGTGCTAAACAAAATAATGGATCTGTTGAATTCAGGACATTAACAGATGTTGATTTTGCATTTTCATCTTCTATAAGCACAACCGATGTTACAGTATATGAAAGTGATGCATCTACTAATGAACCTACATATTATTTATTAAAAAAACAAGTACCTGCAGTATCTGGAGCTGTAAAAACTGCAACATTTAGTTTTACAAGTCCAAAACAATATGATAAAATTGTATTAACTGACACAGATGTTATTGATATTATTAGTATAACTGAAAGTGATGGTGATGTTTGGACAGAAGTTCCATACTTAGCACAAGACACTGTTTTTAATGAAGTTCCAAATTTATTAGAAAATGATCCAGACTTTGCTCAATATAGAGACTCTTCTCCATATTTGTTAAAATTACGAAAAACATCTAAAAGATTTATTACAAGATTACGTAGTGACAATACAATTGAAATACAATTTGGAGCTGGTATAAGTGATAATAATGATGAAGAAATTGTTCCAAATCCTAAAAATGTAGGAAATGGACTACAAGGAATGAGTCATAACGTTGATATTGATATAGATCCTTCAAATTTTTTATATACAAGAACATATGGACAAGCTCCTTCAAATACTACTTTAACTGTTACATATACGACTGGTAAAGGAGTTAGTGATAATATTGAAGCAAATCTTATAACAGACATTGAATTTGTAGATTTTCATGATGATCCAAATACAACTGCTGCAGCTGGAATGATTAGATTTGCAAAAAGTAGCTTAGCAGTAAATAATCCAAATCCAGCTTCTGGAGCGAAGAGTTCTGAAACAGTACAAGATATTAAAAATAATGCTATGTCTAATTTTGCAACTCAAAATAGATTAGTAACAAAAGATGATTATCTAATTAGATGCTATGCAATGCCTTCAAAATTTGGTAGTGTTTCAAAAGCATATGTTGTACCAGATGATCAATTATCACAATCTAGTTTTATTTCATCTAGAGTACCAAATCCATTAGCATTAAATTTACATGTTTTAGGATTTAATGAGTCAAAACAATTAACAGTATTGAATAATGCTGTAAAACATAATTTGCAGAATTATTTATCTTATTATAGAATATTAACCGATGCTGTAAATATTCAAGATGCTTTAATTGTTAATATATCTTTAGATTTTGAAATTATTATACGTACTAATTATAATTCAAATGAAGTTCTATTAAATTGTATCGATGCAATGAAACAGTATTTTGATATTGATAAATGGCAGATTAATCAACCTATAGTTAAAACCGAAGTTATGAACACATTAGGAAATGTAACTGGAGTACAAAATGTAGTAGGAATAACTTTTAAAAATGTGTTTGATTCCTCACAAGGATATGCTGGAAATGTTTATGATTTAGTATCAGCAACAAAACAAGGAGTAATATATCCTCCATTAGATCCATCAATCTTTGAAATAAAATATTTAAATCGTGATATTAAAGGAAAAGTAGTAAATTTTTAAGGTAAAATATGTTTAAAATTATTTATCCATCTGCAGACGCAACTTTATATGAAGCATTACCTTCGTATAATACAGGAATTGATGAAATATTAGAAGTTGGCAAAAGATTATCCACTGCAGGAGAGTCATATTTAAATTCAAGATTTGTTATTCAATTTGATATGAATGATATTAAATCTGCATTATCAAAATATTCTGTTGATTTAGATACTTGTAAATTTATGTTACAATTATATACTACTAATGCAAAAAATTTACCAGCTCAATATACAATAGACGCAAACATAGTTACTGACTCATGGAATAATGGAACAGGATTTCAAAATAGTAACCCAGCTATTACAGATGGTGTTTGTTGGAATACTCCAAAATCTGGAAGTGGTTGGACATCTGGGTCTCAAAATTATAATATACCTGGAACTGATTTATATGCATCCGGATCTGGTAAAGGTGGTAGTTGGCTCTATCAAGTATCAGATGGATTTTATAGTTCTAGTTTTTATTCCCAATCATTTTATACCCAACCAGGAATCGGTACAGGTATTTCAGAATCGTTTAGCACAAGACCAACTGATATTAATATGGACGTAACAGGCGCAGTTAAAACATGGATAAGTGGTAGTGGAGGAGTTACAGTTCCAAATAATGGATTCCTTTTAAAGTTTTCTGACGCTGATGAAAGTGATGTTAATCAAACCGGATATATAAGATTTTTTAGTAGAGAAACTCATACTATATATGTTCCTAGAATATTAATGTTATTTGACAAATCAACTTTTAATAATGGTACTTTAACAGAATTTGATATTGATTCATATAAAATATATACTAGCTTACAAAAAGAATATAAAGACACTAGCGTTAATAAAATTAGAATTTATGCTCGTGATAAATATCCACAAAAATCGCCAACAAATGTATTTCCACAACAAACAGTAAAATATTTACCAGCTGATACATTATATTCTATTATAGACGCAGCA